AAACCGTCTAAATCGTTTATCAAATTACTTGACTAGATTTGGCATTAGAACATACTTATAGCTAAGAAGTCACCCGTCCCTTCCTTCAGTCATCGAAGGCCTTACACGGGAAAATGTAAGGGCATGGAACATGAGGCGCACGTGAGATGACAGCGCTCGATTAGCTCCCGTAAGGAGCTACTACACGCATGCTGATTGATGTCCGGGACCGTATTCGCCACGCCTCCCGGTTGGCGAACTTAGTTAGTCAGCAGTCGTGTGGTTAGAAGTGGATCAGTAACGGGTCACGCGCCAAGGAACCTTCCACTAGAGCGCGCGTTGAAAGCGCACGTAGTCGCCGACCACACCAGTCTCTCCCCTCCCTTTAAGGGACTTGCCCGCAGAAGATCGCGGGTTCTTTTATACGAAAGTCACAGATGCAGGTGGATATCGATGAGTGGGGCAATGTTGTGCTAATTCCCGAGAATGGGATTGATGCGCATGTGTTGGGCTCACTGTTCGCACGAGGTAAGAAGCCGATTATAACTGCGAACCTGTCGAAATACCCGAAGCTGATGGCCGAGATGTACGCTAAGCCGAATGAAGGTTGACCTTAACGACATCAGAGAATGGCTAGTAACCCACATGCCAAGTCTCTCCAAAGAGACAGAAGGGTTAAGCGATAGGGCCTGCCATGCAAGGTTATGCGAACGAGTCGGAATGGACTACGAGTATGGCGAGCTGGTGAATCTTCCACTTCTTCTGCGAAAATTGAAGTTTGCACATTGGAGAGGTTGAGATGAAAGATCAGAACGGTTGGCAAGTTATTGATGAGGATACGCCGCGCGACGTTTCGTTGCTTCTTTGGTGGCGCCCGATTGATGGGAGCCCCGCGCGACAAGAGTCAGTGATTGGGCAGCTCAGCAGCCATGAGCCAGGAAAATGGTGGAACGGCCAGCGGGGCGAGTACGCCGATATTTGGCACGTCACGCATTGGCAGCTGCTACCTAAGGGGCCGATAGGGTGAATCTGCGGGTACTGCATCGGAAACTGAAGCAAGCACACTTTGGAGGCTGGCATGTGGCTAGTAACTATCCTGATTATCGCTATCGTTGGCAACTTTGCTGATCTGTGGTGGGCAAAGCGATGAAGGTGAAGATCCAGTTCAAAGATCCGGATGTCGCATGGCAGATCATCCAAGGCGCTCATCCAACGAGTGAGAGTAAGCGCGAAGCTTTTAGCAAAAATTACTTTGAGTATGGCGAGTACGGTCGGATCGAAATCGATACTGAAACCTTGGCTGCTCGCCTCCTGCCTCGCAAGGAATGGAAATGAACGAAAGCCCTTACAGCACGATCATCTCCATTGGCCTATGGGCTCTGCTATCAGTATTTGCAGGCTACGGCCTTGGCTCAATGCTGATTGATATCGGGATGGGTAAGTATGGATGATAAGGAACTGCTAAAGCTTGCTGCTAAGGCTGCTGGCATCGTGGTCCCGGGGGAAGGCCCATGGAGTGGTGTTAATGCTGTGGATGGCGTCTACGTGATGAACTGTGACGGCACTCGCTTTGAGCGCTCGTGGAATCCGCTGCGGGATGACGGGGATGCGTTTAGGTTGCAAGCACGTCTGCTACTAAATGTGTATCACGACGGAAATTTGGTCGACGTACACGGTGCTAGATTTGGTAAAGACATCTACGCCACCGAACAGGTTGGAAATGATCGATGCGCAGCCGCCCGCCGAGCCATTACCCGAGCAGCCGCCGAGATTGGCAAGACGATGTAACAGAGGCAGGACAATCCTAACGGAATCCTGAGTAACTATGAGTGAACCGAAAAATACGGGCAAATTCGGCAAGGGCAATCCTGGCAAGCCCAAAGGAGCATTGAACAAGACGACGCAGGCGGCAAAGGACGCTATTGCGCAGGCTGCTGCCGAATTGGGCGGTGCAGAGCGTCTTGTTGAGTGGGTGCGTGAGGACACGGCTAATGAGCGCGTGTTCTGGGGCACGATCTATCCTAAGCTGTTGCCGCTCCAAGTGAACGGAGCCGGTGAGAATGGCGAGCATCTTGTAAGAGGTGGAATTCAAGTAACGTTTGTCGCGGCAAAGAATGGCGATTGAAGTTCAGATCCCGGAACCGTTTGCGTTCCTCTTCGAGCCGATGCGCTACAAGGTGCTGTATGGCGGTCGAGGGAGCGGGAAGAGCGTCAACGTGGTCAAGGCCCTGCTGATTCAGGGCATGCAGCGCAAGTTACGCATTCTCTGCACACGAGAGGTGCAAAAGTCGATCCGCGATTCCGTCAAGGCGCTGTTGGATGACGAGATTGCAAAGATGGACCTTGGTGGCTTCTACGAGTCGCTAGACCAAGAGATTCGCGGTAAGAACGGTACGCTATTCATCTTCGGTGGTCTCGCAAGCCATACGATTGACTCTATCAAGTCGCTGGCGAACTGCGACATCTGCTGGGTCGAAGAGGGGCAGAGCGTGTCTAAGCGCTCATGGGACGTGCTGCTGCCGACGATCCGGGGTGATAACTCCGAGATCTGGATCACGTTTAACCCGATGCTAGAGACGGACGCAACGTATCAGCGCTTTGTCGTCGACCCGCCGCCTAATGCGAAGGTCGTCAAGGTGAACTACGACAGCAATCCGTTCTTCCCGAAGGTGCTGGAAGAGGAACGGCTGAACACGCAGCGCACGGACCCTAAGGGCTACGCGCAGATATGGGAAGGTGCATGTCTCCCAGCAGTGGCCGGCGCGATCTATTACGACGAGATGGCGAAGGCAGAGGCCGAGAAGCGTATCTGCAACGTGCCATACGATCCGCTGCTCAAGGTTCACGTGGTCTTCGACTTGGGCTGGAACGATGCGATGTCGATCAGCCTTGTGCAGCGCTCGTCGTCTGAACTGCGCGTTATCGAGAACATCGAGGACTCGCATAAGACGTTGGACTACTACTCAGCCATGCTGAAGGAAAAGCGGTACAACTGGGGCAAGATGTATCTGCCGCACGATGGCCGTAATAAGGACTTCAAGACTGGCAAGAGTGCAGAAGAGATCATGCAGGCCCTTGGCTGGGATGTCGCGATTACGCCGAACATGGGCATCGAAGACGGCATCAGACTTACGCGCATGGCGTTTGGTCGCATGTACTTCGACAAGACGAAGTGCGAACGCCTGATCCAGTGCGCAAAGCGTTACCGCCGCTCGATCAACCAGCAGACGAACGAGCCAGGGGCGCCGATGCACGACGAGTGGTCGCACGGTGCGGATAATCTGCGTTACATCGCAGTCAACGCAGAGTCGATGACTAACGAAGATTGGGGCGGATCACTCCATTATCCGAGCTTGGGGAGGACATGAAGAAACCTACGTTTGATGTAGACGAATGCATCTACCAAGGTTTGATGAAGGCGTACGAGATGCGAGTTGCTGTTATGCCGTCTCGCGTCATCGGCTTTCGCGACAGTTTGGATACGATGATGGACTGGCAGAGATATTGCCTTGAATACAAGCCAGTCAGGTATCACGAGTTTCGCAGGATGATCGTAGATGCGTGGAATCGTGACATTCCTCCGCTACCATTTAAGCTGAAATAGCAGTATTCGCGCTACGGCGCACACGACCGCTGGGAAGCGGACGAGCAATCGACTGTCGGGATGACAGACGGAAGGACTATACATGGGAAAAGGTCTGACTGAAGATCAGATTAAAGCCATGACCGATGCGCAGATGCGCCAAGCGGTCGGCTTCTTTGGCGGCAAGCTAGCAGAGATGCGACGCAAGGCCGAGTACTACTACCTAGGCGAGGCCAAGGGGGACCTGGCGCCCCCTGAGGTCGAGGGCCGGTCGTCGTTTGTGGACACCACTGTTCGCAACACGATCCTGTGGATGAAGCCCACTCTCATCAAGACGTTCTGCGGCTCGGACAACGTGGTCGAGTTCACGCCGACGGTTGAAGATGACGAGGAAAAGGCCAAGCTGGCCACGGACTACATCAACTACATCTTCTACAAGCAGAATCCGGGTTACGCCATCGTCAATACGTGGTTCGACGACGCGCTGCTGCAGAAGGTCGGCATTCTCAAGGTGTGGTGGGACGACCGTGTAGAAGAGAGCCGCGAGGAATACCGCGCGCTGGACGACGTGGCACTGGCTCAGTTGCTGGACGATCCCGAGGTTGAGCCAATCGAGCACAAGTCCTACGAGGACGAGGACGCGGCTAAGAAGAAGCAGCAGGCTATCCAGCAAGTCCAGCAGCAGATAGCACAGGCGGCGCAAGCAGCGCAGCAGGGCTACCAGCAAGCCGCGCAAGCCGTCCAAATGATGTCGGCGCAGCTTCAGCAGATCGAGCAGCAGCCCGTCCCGCAACTGCACGACGTGACGTTCAAACGCACGAAGAAGTCCGGCAAGGTGGCGATTGAGAACGTGCCGCCCGAGGAATTCATGATCGACCGTAAGGCCAAGTCGATCAAGGAGGCTGCATTCCTCGGTCATCGTGTGCTGCGTACGATCTCCGACTTGACGGCGATGGGCTACAAGAACGTCGACCAGATCAGCAGCGACGAAAGCGCCCTTACTCTGAACATGGAGCGCGTCGAGCGGATCTCGTGGGACGACGACACGCCGTACATGAACACGGACGATGTGGGTGTTGACCCGTCCATGCGTCAAGTGTGGATCACTGAATGCTACCTGCGTGCTGACTACGACGGCGACGGCATCGCTGAATGGCGCAAGGTTGTCCGCGCTGGCAATGCGATCCTTGAGAACGTCGAGTGTGATGGCCCGCCTTTCGTCAGCATCACGCCTATCCCGCTGGCTCACCGCTTCTTCGGCCTGTCTATCGCTGATCTGGCTATGGAGCCGCAGCGTCAGAGTACTAACCTTGTCCGCGCCCAGTTGGACAACCTCTACATGACGGTCAACGGCCGCTACTTCGCCGTAGAGGGTCAAGTCAACCTGGACGATCTGCTTACCTCTCGCCCTGGCGGCATCGTACGGGTCAAGAATCCTGGCGCAGTCGGTAGATTGGATCAGGGAGTGGGCGACATGCAAGGCGCTCAGGTGATGGTCCAGTGGATGCAGGACTATACCGAGAATGCCACCGGCTGGACGCGCTACTCCCAAGGCTCTAGCTCGGACAGCCTCAATAAGACCGCTACCGGCGTCACCACGATCACGAACCGTGGAGACATGCGTGTCGATGCCATCGCGCGTACGTTCGCCGAGACGGGCTTTACGGACCTGTTCCGCCTGATCCTCAAGCTGGTCGGCCAGCATCAGGACAAAGCCATCTCGGTCAAGCTTGGCAACAAGTGGGCGCAGATCGACCCGCGCGAATGGCGCAACGGTTTCGACCTGAGCATTAATGTTGGTCTCGGCACCGGCAACAAGGATCAACAGGTGCAACACCTGATGATGCTCCACCAGCAGCAGGGCATGGGCCTACAGATCGGCATCACCAAGCCCAAGAACCTTTACGCGAGCGCGAAGAAGCTGACAGAGGCTCTTGGATTCAAAGATCCGGACGCGTTCTGGACTGACCCGAGCGCGCCGCCTGATCCGAACGAACCGCCTCCGCCCCCGCCGCCGCCTGATCCTGCCCTCGTCAAGGCCCAAGCCGATCAGCAGATGAAGCAGCAGGAACTGCAAGCCGATCAGGCGAAAGCCCAGCTTGATGCGCAGGTCAAGCAGATGGAAATCGAGAGTGCAGAACGCATTGCGCAGTTCACAGCAGCCGAAGAGAGCGCACGCGCTGAACGTCTCGCACAGATCAACGGTGAGTATCAGTTGCTCATCGCCCGCGAAAAGATCGACGCAGACCAGCAGGCCATCGTGACCAAGGCACACGTCGAATTGGCTCAAACGCAGGCCGAGACGGAGCGCACGCAGGTTGAAAAGCAGGACATGTCGGAGAAAGCCACGACGCCACTCATGGAACACCTGCAAGCGCTGCACGAGAAGATCGACCGCTCCAATCGCATGCAAACCCACATCGTCCGCAACCCGGATGGCACTAAGTACGCGGTCAAAGTCGACCCGGAAGAACAAGGAGGTAACACCTAATGGCAGCAGGATACGCAACGGCGCTTCGCAACGCCCAACTTGACGCAATCACGACCTACGCAGGCGCCGGCGCAAAAATGTACCTATTGGACGGTACTCGCCCAGCTACTGGCGGCACCGCGACCAATGTGCTTGCCACGCTGACACTTGGCTCGCCATTCGCACCGGCATCCTCCGGTGGCGTTTTGTCGCCTACGCTACCTAGTGCAGTTAGCGCGAGCGCATCCGGCACCGCAACGTGGTTCCGCGTCACCAAGGCGGACGGCACTACGCACGTGCTGGATGGCTCCGTGGGCTCTGAAATGACGCTGAACACGTCTACTGTCACGTCGGGCCTGCAAGTGTCTGTGACCAGCTGGACTATCACGCGAGGCAACCCGTGACCCTAGCGATTGAAATCAAGACCGACCCTCTGGGACTTGGCTATGCGGCGCATCTTCCTAGTGATCCCCAGCGCGTGATAGACCTGTTGACCGCGCAGAACTATACAGCAGTCAAAACGCGGTACGTGACCGCGCGAACGATCCTGGCCGAGTGCGAGGACGGCGCCGCTATTCTCGACGCTTTGCAAGTCGCCAGTCAGTCCGTTAGTGCCGTGAAATGGATGATGACGTTTCTACAGCAGGATTCTGGCATGGATGCTGGGCATCCGAAAACGCAAAAGAACATCGACGACCTTGCCGCCGCCGGCCTGCTAAGCACCGAGTACGCGACGCAATTGAAAGCGCTTACCTTGCAGCCTGCATCCCGCGCCGAAATCATCGGCATTCCTGCGCCGTCCGCGCGCGACATCATTGACGCATTTGGGGCTTGACCATGGCAGGGAATATCCTTCTCAAAGAACAAGCGGTCGTCACGCTGACCAGCACAGGGGCATCGCTCACGACTGGGTCGGCTGGCTTGGCTGGCACACAGCTTGATTGCCGCGCCGCCGGCAATGCTGCGGACCTGTTCGCGGCGCTGTTCTCCCTGACTGCACAGTGGGCAACCGTGACCGGCATCGCGGCCGGGACCACCATCGCCGACCTGTATCTGGTCCCGGCGATCGACGGCACGAACTTCCCGGATATCGATACAACGGCGGGAGCGTCGTATATCGCATACCCGCATCGAGTCGGTTCGTTTGTGGCAGCGAAGGCACCCACAGCAAACACGAACGCGCTCTTCCAGTCGCAGCCCGTTGACCTCATGCCTGTTCTGTACAACGTGTACATCATCAACCGATCCGGCCAAACGATGTCGGCCAACTGGACGCTTAAGGCGCTCGCGGCGGCGGCGCAATACACCTGATGGGCGCGCTGATGACCCGTCGCGTCCGGACGACACAGCCGGCGCAGGTTCCCCAAATCGATTGGAGCAATCCGCTCACGAGGGGGCTTGCGTTTGCGTTCACGCATTCGGATTTGGCAGTCGGATTCGCGCAAGGCGACGTTACGTCTTACCCCTACACATCGGGGGGGCGGGTCAACACGCAGGCAGGGACGGGCGGTCAATGCTCCTCCACGGCGCTGTATACGGTTCCAGCGGCAGGCGGCATCACCTCGTCAAATTACAGCCTATTTGCCGTCGCAACGGCGACCAGTGCCAGTGTGATCCAGTCGGCGCTGGACATGGACAACGGCGGCGGAAGCTATCGGTATTTCCAATTCCGTATAGCGAACGGCAAGGCCGACTTCATCCCGTTCAATACGAGTCAAGCGGTAACCGGGCAGGCAACAGCTCCTGTAGCGCTGACGGTTGCGGAACTATCGCGAGGTTTCACGATAGGAGCAACGGCCAGTCCGACACGAACAGCCGTGTTCCAAAATGGCGTTGTGACCGCTGCGACACCGTCAGCATTGTCAACACCAAGCAACACGCTACCTATGTGCGTTGGCGCCCGACCGTCGAACGCTCAAACGTGGTCGACTGGCGGTCTTTCCCTGGTGGCGGCATGGAATCGCACGCTCACCGACGCGGAAATGCAATCGCTCGCCGACAACCCGTGGCAGCTGTTCAAGCCGGCGTCGCGTCGATTGTGGATTGCATACAGCGCGCCGTCTGGAAACACGGCCGCCCTGTCATGGACTGAGGCTGACGACGCCGTATCGCTCGCGGGTACGCTGACCGACTCCACCACTATTGCTTGGACTGAAGCAGATGACGTGCATGCAGTAACTGCGACGCTGACCGACCGTGCATCTGTTGCATGGAATGAGGTAGATGACGCTGTTTCTGTGACCGTCACTGCAAATGACAGTACTTCGCTGTCGTGGACTGAGCAGGACGACGTAGTAGCGATGTCGGGCAACGTTGATTCGCCATCCGTCCCAGTCACGACCGCTATCGGTTGGACTGAGCAGGACGATGCATTCTCAGCGTTCATGCAGGTTGCCACTGGCGGCGCTCCAGGATATGGCGTGACTCGTAAGCGCTATGTCGTGCGCAAGGGCGGCCAATTGCTGGTATTCACCGACCCGGAGCTTGCAAAGCAGGTCCTGCACGCTGATGACGAACCGGAGCCGAAGAAGTACCCGGCTAAGAAGCAAGCCAAGGCGGTGCAGAAGCACGAGCCAAAGCCGGAGCCAGTGCCAGAGCAGCGCGTTGATCTGGACGAACTACGCGCATTGGCTGAAAAGCAGCATGCAGAGGCCGAATACAAGCGACTACTGGCCCAAAAGCAGTATGAAACCATGCTCGCGTTGCTGGAACGACTGCGCGAGGAAGAAGAGGACGATTGGCTGCTGATGTCGGCCGACTAAAGGAGCGTATGAGCACACTGGAACAACGTTTGGCGCGTGGTGATCGAGCCCGCGAAATACTGGAAAACGAAGAATTCAACTCGGCTTTCGAGGCCATTCAACAGGAGATTATCGAGCAATGGAAGAGCGCACCAGCCCGCGACGCGGAAGGCCGCGAAAAGCTGTATCTGATGCTGAAAATGGGAGAGAAGTTCAAACTAGCCCTGCAGTCGACCATGGAGACGGGCAAGCTGGCCCAAGCGGAGCTTCAGCACAAGCAGAGCCTTGTGGATCGCGCCCGGTCGTGGATTGGGAGCGACTGAGCCTTGCCGTGATCACTGCATATGCTGTCAAGCCGGTGGCCACGATGTGGCATCCGCATGCTCGTGGCGACTTTTTCGAGCTGCCGAACGGCGTCAATGTCCGCGTAATGAAGGGCGATCCTGCATGGCAGCACAGTGACGGCAGTATTGTTGCGCACTCTGAACAAAAAACGGATTGACGTGACTTCATATTGATTTTCTTAGATAATTATGCCTAACGGAATCAATTTCGTTTGGTAATTGCCCGTCGGGATGACGCGCGTTCCCCAGCCTGAAAGATGGCACTAGAAGGAGACTTACCACATGGACAATCCGTCTACGGAATCCAGCATTTCGACCGAACAAGCGGTCGACGCATTCGCAAACCTGTTTGGTGGCGCCACTGCCGATCCTCTGAAACCTGAAGTCGAAGCCAAGAGTGACGACGACCGCGCCGCCGAACTGTTGGCGCAAGAAGGTAACGACGAGCCGCAGGACGCAGAACCTGAGGCTCAGGCAGAAGAGCCGCGTTTCAAGGTCAAGATCGATGGTAAGGAAGTCGAGCTTCCTGCATCCGAACTGACCCAGGGCTATCAACGCCAACAGGACTACACGAAGAAGACGATGGAGGCAGCAGAGGCCCGTAAAGCGGCTGAAGCTGAGATCCAGGCTGCACGCGCCGAGCGCGAACAGTATTCGCAGCGTCTTAACAGCATGGCTCAGCAACTGCAAGGCGCCCTGCAAGACGCGCAGAACATCGATTGGCAACAACTGCTCGACTCTGACCCGGTTGAATACCTGAAACAGCAGCACCTTTATCAACAAAGGCAAGCCGCGCTGGAACAGGTACAGACCGAGCAAAAGCAGTCCGAGCAGAAGCAACAGGCCGAACAAGCCAAAGCCCGTGTGGAATTCCTCCGCCAGCAGCACCAAGCGTTGCTTGACAAGCTGCCCGAGTGGAAAGACGAAGGGAAGGCACAGGCCGAAAAGGCGTCTCTCGTCAAAAACCTGACTGAACGAGGTTTCACTAACGATGAGATTTCGACCCTTGCAGATCATCGTCTTGTTCTCCTGGCTCGCGACGCGGCCAAGTATCAAGAACTGATGGCAAAGGCGAAGACGGCTGCGCAGAAGGTGGCGCAGACCCCGCTGAAAGTCGAACGCCCAGGCGTGACCAACTCCGGCAATCCTGACAAACGCTCTGCTGTTGTTCAGCAGTTGAAGAAGTCGGGCGGATCGGATGCGGCAGCTACCGCAGCGTTCGCGGCATTCCTTTAATTCTCATGGCGCGTCGGGATGACGCCCCAATCCTTCAGGGAGCAACAACATGGCTGCACCAACTAATACCGTACTGACCACCAGCGTGGTTGGTAACCGTGAGGACCTGACCGACATCATCGGCATGATCGCTCCGACCGCTACCCCGTTCATGTCCATGATGGGCAAGACGAAAGCGACGAACACGCTGCACGAGTGGCAGACCCAAGACCTGGCCGCTGCCGCATCGAACGCCGCTGCTGAAGGTGACGACGCAACGGCGGCAGCAATCACGCCGACCGTCCGCCTGAACAACAACACGCAGATCTCGACCAAGACCGTGATCGTGTCTGGTTCGCAGCAGGCGATGAACCCGGCTGGCCGCAGCAACGAGCTGGCCTATCAGATGACGCTGAAGTCCAAGGAGCTGAAGCGCGACATGGAATACGGCCTGCTGCAGAACGCCGTCAAAGCCACTTCGCCGCGTCAGACCCGAGGCGCTATTGGCTGGATCGTCGACAACGTGGACGCCGGCACTGGCTACGTCGCCGCAAGCTATACCGGCAACACGGCGCAGACCGACGGCACGCAGGCAGCATTTACTGAAGCCCGCCTGAAGAACGTCCTGCAGAAGATCTTCACCGCTGGCGGCGATCCGGACATGATTTTCATGGGCCCGGCTGCCAAGCAGACGTTCTCGACCTTTACCGGTAACTCGACCCGTTTCGACAAGGGCGAGGACAAGACCGTTACCGCATCGGTGGATGTGTATATCTCCGACTTCGGTGAACTGAAGGCTGTTCCGTCGCGCTTCCAGCGTGCTCGTGACGTGTTCGTCGTCCAGTCGGACAAGTGGGCACTTGCCATGCTGCGCCCGTTCCAGACCGTGGAACTGGCAAAGACTGGTGACGCCGACAAGCGCGAGATCATCGTCGAATACGCGGTGGAGTGCCGTACGCCCAAAGCGAACGGTGCTGTCTACGACATCCTCTGAACCCTGTGATGTGACAACGGCCCCGCTTCGGCGGGGTCTCTTTCGAGGAGCATCATGGACTTCTACACCATCACCGCGCCTGCAGCAGACATTGCCACGTCTGGCACATCTGCGCGCATCGCAATCCCTACGGCTTCTAGTGGAGAGGTTCCCCGCTATGTGCGCGTGTCGAGTACGAACGCGGCTCGCATCCGCCTTGGTACGTCCACCGTCACGGCAGTGGCCTCTGACACGCTTGTGCAGCCTGCTGACGCCATGATTCTGCAGGTCCCACAGGGCGTGACGTACATCGCCGCAATCCAAGACTCTGCCGCTGGCAAGGTCAACGTCGCTCCGCTGGAGAACATGTGATCGACCAACACGACGACCTGCAGACGAATGTCGTCGAGGCCGACGGCAAAACGCACATTGAACGGGTGCAGGACTGCACGCCGATTGCCGAACTGTGCAAGCGCGACCACATCGAGGGGCGTCACGGCTCCAACGACATGAAGCTGGCTGCGCGCATCCCTAACGTGATCGTCGAGAAGTACTGCAACGACCACAACATCAGCTTCCGCGAATTCATGGGCAACCGTGAGCACATGCGCCGAATGCTGAACGATCCGAGCCTGTCGCACTTCCGCGTGTGGCCTGGCCGCGTCTGAAAGGTGACGCATGCAAAAATACATTGATGCCGCATTCTCATCGCGGCCAGTAATGCCACTGAAGGGCGCCACCGTCACGGTTACTACTGCTAACGGCGACCTTGCTACTCTGTACTCGGACAACGCTGGCACATTGATGGGCAACCCCATCTACACCGACGATGCTGGCAACTACTCCTTCTATGCGGCTGACGGCCGCTACACCATCACCATTTCCAAGACCGGCTTTCAGACGCAGGTAATTGCTGACGTTCTACTGGAAGATCCGGCAGACGGCTCGGCTGCACTGTCCTCGGCAACTGGGTCGTCGTTGGTAGGATTCGTGCAAAACCTAGTCGGAGCCACGAGCCGCACGGCGCAAGACAAACTGCGCGAGTTGCCGGTCAGTCTGTATGACTTCGGCGGCACCTTTCAAGGCGACTGTATTGCGGCGATGGACAAGGCTCTTGCATCCGGCGCGACTGTTATTCAGGTGCCGGACGGCGTGACGCTGGGTCAGCACATCATTACATCGTCGAACGTCACCATCCTCGGTGGGAAGAACGTCCAGTTCTCGGCCGCCGTCGCTGCGGCCGGCTTCCAGGTCGGCACGAGCGGGCGCGTGAAGATCAGCGGATTCGTCAATGCAGTGCTTGCCACGTACCCCGATACCGGCGGCGTGATCAACAACGGGCACGTGTTCGTGAGCCTTGCCAGCAGCGCCGTGATCGACGAGCTGATTGTCACGGACAATTCCGTCAGCGGCGGACGCATCGGCATCAGCGCCGGCTTCGAGAACGGCCGCACGCTGAATAAGCGCTGCGAGATACGGGGGAATATTTGCTCGAATCAGAACGGCGGCCTCGGCGGCGAAGGATATGGCATCCACTATGCGAACGAGAACGATAGCGGCAAGGCGTACATCGCCGACAACGTGGTCGTCGAAGCCGGCCGTCATAGCTTCTATATTGCACGGAACGTGGGCGCACCCGTCACGCTGATTGGCAACAAGGCGCTGCGGCACCGCCAGAACTCGACGACGCAGGGATCGAACGTACGCGCGGCCTTTGCTATTTTCCGGTCTAGCAATGTCACAGGCTATGGCAACCAAGTCGACGGATTCTATGACAGTGCGATGATGTTCAGCGAGGAGACTGAGGTTGTCACCTCACCTCTCAATACTGACGACGTACGGTTGTACGGCACTGTTATACGTAATCCGAACAACGTCACGGCCGCTATTTGGACAGGCTACACGGACCCGTCAACAACTGCCACGGTGAACGGCATTCTGCTTGATGGCGTTACGTTCGACTCCAGGCTGGCCGGCTCTCAAGTCTTCCAGTACTCGTGGGGGCGCGGCATCAAGATCCGCAAACTGGAGATCATCTACCGAGGCGTTACTAGTGGTTCTCGTATGCTGCTCCTGCAGGGAAACACCACGACCAATTCGAATGGTGTCTCAATCGAGGATGTAAATATCAACCTGCTTGGTTGCACAGGCTCCTTCAGCATCATGCGGCCGATCTCGCCGTTTGCCACTAGCGCAATGCCGCTGCGAATCAGGGATGTCAGGGTCGTTACCAACGATGGCGGCGCCACCGTGAACGATTGGGAACCGAGTGTAACAGTTACGAACACTGAAATAGACGTGTTTGGATTCTCGTTCCCATCTGCCGCAAGTGTATCTCCAAAACAGACATTGTTCCCAAGTGGAATTCAGACATTAAAGGGTTCTGCTACTTGGGACCCAGCATCTATCCCTGTGAATGGGCGGGTAACTACTACGGTATCTGTTTCAGGGGCTTCTGTTGGTGACTTTTGCATTCCATCGTTCTCACTAAGCCTTGCATCCCTTTCGATGACCGCGAGCGTTGATAGCGCAAATAGCGTAACAGTATGTTTAACAAATAACAGTTCGGCTGCAGTTGACTTGGTATCTGGGACGCTTTCTGTCTTAGTGATAAAGAGGATGTAATCGATATGACTACATTACTTTCTCCCGTAGTTGAGCCAGTCGATTACCAATGGCTAATTACTCGTGTAGCTCGGTGGCTGCATCGTACTGACCTAGATGACACTATTGCGGACTTCATTACGCTCGCAGAACAGCGCTTGAACGGCGATCTTGACGCGCGGCTCATGGACGCGACTGTACCGCTTGTGACGACGCAGGACCAGAACTACGTCGACGCGCCCACTGACATCATCAATATTCGCACGCTGACGATGACGGACGTTCCAGGCTACACGCTGGAGTATCTGTCGCCAGAACAATTCTCGCATCTGTATTCGGACGTGCCAAGTGCACGGCCACAGGCGTACACCATTGTAGGCTCGCAGATCCTACTTGGCCCGATGCCGGATAGCACCTACACGCTGTCACTGATGTACAAAGCGCGTCTTCCGGCGCTTCAGGTAGCCGGCACGAACTGGCTCCTGACTGGCTATCCGAACGTGTACCTGTTCGCATGTCTATGTGAGTCGGCCAAGTTCATCGCAGACGATGCACGGTTGCCGGTTTGGGAACAATCCTACGCGCAGGCTGTGAACGCGCTTAATTCCACCGATTGGGCATCTGGCGGCACCATGCGTGTGCGCTCCGATGTCCCGCTCCGATAGGAGGGGCAATGGGCCTCGAATCCGCAACCTATATCAATGGCCTCGTTGCCACGAATCCGACTGCGAGCGATGCAAAGTCTCAGGGTGATGACCATATTCGCCTGCTGAAGTCGACTATTCAAGCGAGCTTCCCGGCCGTTTCTGGCCCGGTTACCGCATCACATACTGAATTGAGCTTGATGGACGGTTTGACGGTGCAGCCAGCCGCAAAGGACGGTTCAAACCTCACGACGCCGCCAGTTGGGGATGCCTCAACGAAGATTGCCACGACTGCGTTTGTCGCCGCAACCGCATTGTCTGCAACGTTGCCTGGTCAGGCGGGGCAGGGCGGTAACTTTCTCACTACAGATGGATCAACGGCCAGCTGGAAACAAGTTTATCCGAGCATGGTTGGCAATGCCGGCAAATTCTTGACAACGGATGGTACGACGGCTAGCTGGAACAACGTTCTGCCAGTTCAATCCGGCAATGGCGGGAAATTCCTTACGACCGATGGCACGAATTCATCGTGGGGTACACCTACACCGGTTGGGCTGGTCCCGCTTGGGTCATACTCGGTTTCCGGTGCGGTCGCAAACATCGACTTCCTGACTGCATTCTCAGGGGCGTTCGACAATTACGTAATTGAAGTCGAAGGGGCTGTGCCAAGCACTGAGGATATTCTTTTAGTTTCCTGTGCAAATGCTGGCGCGGTTGATTCTGGTTTCTCCTATGCGCAGGCAAGTGTCGGATCTGGCGGTGGGATGGTAACAGGCGCCACGAAGCTACAAATCGGAAGCACAACGAACTCATCGCTGACTATCGAAATTCGGAACGCGAATGATGCCGTTCGGCCGAAATCTATTGGCGTACGTGGTTATGGATTCACTACAGTCTCCAGTTCCATATATTACGCCATCGCGATTGAAGGTTTGTACTTAAGCTCAAATGCGGTTACCGGAATTCGTCTGCGCTGGAATGCTGGCACTAATTTTGTCGCCGGAACAGTTCGCGTCTACGGAGTACGTAACTGATGGCAACGATCAAAGTTCCTACTTGTGGAACTGCAGGCGTCATTAAGGATCTGAGCGCGCACGAGTTGCCGCCGCAAGCGTGGACCGACGCAAGCAACATGCGGTTCCTC